AAACAGGCAGTTTTGAATTTGATGTTGTTGGTGATAGACGATTTAAATTTGATAATTTTGAAACGGCACACATCCGTGAAGGTGAATGTTTAAAATATTGGTTTGCTGAATTAGGACCAATTGAATCCGCCATTCTGGACATCTTGGTGAAGGAACCATCAACGCCATTTTTGTCCATTGCAAGAAGTTTACAAATAAGCAATGACCGGATGATGGCTGCAATTCAAGCATTGAATGAAGCAAATGCCATCAACATCATCATCAAAGAAATTGCAGGCAGCACACAACGTGTTGTTGATGTGACTGAAGAAGGCAAGCGAATCATCAAGGACATCAAACCTGTTGAAGAAGAATTTGGCATTGGTTACGTTTATGATTTACGGCCAGAACTTAAGGCGAAGAATGAACCATTGGTGATTGAAACATCACGTGATTTCTGTATTGACCTGCTGCGTGAAAGCAGACCATCGAATTGGGAATCAGATGATGTCCAAGAAATTGGTGAAGGATATACGGGAAAGGTTTGGACCTTGGAAGAAATCCAAAGGCTGACAATGCAAACAGGCAGGAATGTCTGGAATCGTGGCGGTGGATGGTGGGGGAAATCAATCCATTGCAGACACGAATGGCGGCAAGTTTTAATTACGAAGAAAGCTAAGTAATGGCAACACCTGTTTTATTCATATCAGAATCGTATCTGAAGGACAGCACATTGCTGCACGAAAATATTGATTTCAAATATCTGCGGCCAATTATCATCATGTGCCAAGACATCAATGTTCAGCCAAAACTTGGTTCCACATTGTATGATGAAATCAAGGCACAAATAGTTGCAAGCAGTTTAACAACTGCAAACCAAACATTGCTTGATGACTACATTCAGCCATGTCTGCGTTATTGGATTGAATCAGAAGCACCAACTGCCATCAGCTACAAATTTCTGAATAAAGGATTGATGCAGCAAAGCAGCGAAAATGCAAGCACATCTTCCTTGGATGAAATCAACTTCATCAGCCAGAAGTATCGTGATAAGGCTGAATGGTACACAGAAAGATTGGTCAGATTCCTGTGTGAAAATGCATCAGACTATCCTGCGTATCAATCACCTGGCTCCGGCCTTGATGTGATTAGGCCAGATAAAGATGTCTACAGCACAGGTATATTTTTAGGCAACAGGTACAGGTCCAGAAGTTTGCAAGACAAGTATAGAGATGGATATATTGATTATTGATGGCGAAAGGAATCAACAAAAAGAACATTGAAAAATTAGAAGCATTTGTATACGCTCAACGAAATATTCGAAATAATCGAAACACAGGCCAACCAACATCTGCAAATAAGGCAGTACGGACAAGGTGATGTGTGGGAATTGCAGCCGGAAGAACTTGACTATGTTGTTCTGTGGGCTATTGAAGAAAGCGCAAGTGTTTCTGAACGAACATTAACGTACAACATCAGATTGATATGCATGGACCGAGTGCTTCCAGGCGAAGAAAATGAACACGAAGTGATGTCTGACACGATTTCCATCTTGATGGATTTCGTTGCATACTTCAGACAATTGCACACGGAACAATTGAGCATCCAAACAAGTGTTTCATTTGAACCATTCACAGAAAGATTCACCGATAAAGTTAGTGGCCATTCATGTGTCTTGGCAATCACACAGCCATATGCATATGACAGGTGCCAAATACCAACAAGCTAAAAAATATAAGTAATGCAATACCAACAAAAAGCAATCGCATCCAAAGGTTCCAAAGTTTTAACGGGAACAGGCGCACATCCATCATTGAATGGCTATGCAATCATCGTACAGGAAGATACAGTTTTCACAGCATTTGAAGTTGATGGCGTTGGCTCATTGGCTGACTATGGGCTAAGCGGAACAACTTGCAAAGCAGGTGGATATATAACTGTTCCAGAATCGTCAAGCATCACATCATTGACAATGTCATCTGGAAGCTGCATCGTCTACAAAGGATGAACGGAATCATTAATATAGCACGAAGGCAAGCATCATTTGGCGGTGGTGCAACACCTGCGAATCCCGATTTTGTTTCAACGTGGGATACAACACAGGCAGGTTCAGCAAGTGATACAATAGTATTACCATTGCTAAGTGGCGGCACGTATTTAGGTACAATTGATTGGGGAGATGGTAACTCTGACTCATTAAGCTATGCCAACCGAACACACACCTACGCTTTTGGCGGAACAAAAACGATTACAATTTCAGGAACGATTGAGGGCTTTAGATTTGGTAATGGCGGAGACAAGTTAAAAATAATTGAAATTAGTAATTGGGGAACTTTAAATATAACAACATCCCAGTCATTTTTTGGTTGTTCAAATATGACGTCTTCAGCTACTGATGCACCAACTTTTACATCAACAGATTTATCATACACATTTTACGGTTGTTCATCTTTTAATTCCCCAGTAAATCATTGGGATATAGGGGGAGCAACTAACATTTCACAATTTTTTGGAAATGCGTCAGTGTTTAACCAAGACCTTGATAATTGGGATGTTAGTTTAGTTACGAACATGACTAATATGTTTTCTGGTGCTACTGCGTTTAATGGAAGTTTATATGGATGGGTTCTTAACGTTAGTGTAACGGCATTATCAGCATTCCTACAAAATTCATCGTTTGATAATTCTTCTTTAAATGGATGGAATGTTAGTAATGTTCAAAGGTTTAATGGGATTTTTAGAAACACACCATTTAACCAAGACATTAGTAATTGGAACATGAGTTCAGCCACAAGGGTTGACCAGATGTTCTTCGATGCTACAGAGTTCAATCAAAACATAGGTGGTTGGACTTTGAGTAACTGCACAAATATGGGTTATCTTTTCTTTAATTGCGATGCGTTTGACCAAGACATATCGGGATGGGATATTAACCAAGTTAGCGCATTCACATCATTTATGCAAAGTGCTACAGGTCTTTCAACAGCTAACTACGATGCGTTACTTATTGCTTGGGATGCACAAGGAGCGATGTCGTATAGCGGCACAGTTAATTTCGGTGGAAGCCAATATACATCGGGCGGTGCAGCAGAAGCAGCAAGAACAAGTTTGATTAGTAAATGGGGCGGCATAACCGATGGGGGAGCAGCATAAATAAAACAAGATGAACGAAATTAAATATCCCGAAGTTAGAACATATTACATCTGTTTCGATGACGAACGAACAGAAGTTAAATCATACGGTTGGGTAGACCCAAACCAAGTGTTCCAAACCATTTGGATTTTTGACGAATTTACAGATGAAACACAATGGATTGCAGAGTTATTAGAATGGGGCATTGTACCTGAAATAGATGAACAAGGAAATTTGGTTTTATAATGGAAATCCTAATTGAAGCATTCACGCAGTATGGCATCGCAGGTGTTTTTTTGGGTGTGCTTATTTTCTACCTTAATAAGTTAACCGACATTCACCGAGATGAGCGTAAAGATTGGCAGGATGCCAATGACAGACACGTAGACAAGTTCAGCGATGTGATTGCTGACAACACCAAAGCATTGGTTGAAATGCGTGGCGAAATCAAAGGCAATAAATGCAAGATGTAGGTGAATGGTGTGCATTGCGGCCAATCAAATGTGAATGCATAAATGGAAAATGTGATGGAAAAAGAGAAGAAACAGCCAAGAAAAAGCGCAGCAAAACAGGCCGCAGACATCATCAAGAAGTTTGAAGGTTTTGAATCTGGACCATATTTGTGTCCTGCAAACGTAGCAACCATTGGCTATGGCACAACCATCTATGCAGATGGCACCAAGGTGTCAATGGATGATGATGCAATTGATGAAGCAAAGGCAGAAGAAGAACTGCTGAACCATATCAAGAAGGTTGAAAAACAGGTCAATGCTGTCCTGGACGTAAAGCTGAAAGCACACCAGAAGGCTGCATTGATTTCATTTGTGTATAATGTAGGAATTGGCAATTTCACCAAATCAACATTGCTGCGAAAGGTGAATCATTGTTCAGATGACCAACACATTCCGGATGAATTTAGACGATGGACCAAGGGCGGTGGCAAGGTATTGCGTGGATTAATTCGAAGAAGGGAATCTGAAGTTGAACTATGGACAGGCAGTTGCTGATTCATCTGTTCAAATCTGTGTGGCCGTATCTGGTCACGTTTCTTCTTGGTGTTCTTGTTGCATGGCAAGGCTGTGGCACCGGAACCAGAACCATCACAGAAACAGTTGAAATTGAAAAGCCAATATATCGCACAGAGTATGTTGATAGGTGGAAAACAGACACAGTTCGTTTTGTTCAGCGCATAACTGTAACCGATACAGTCACCAACACCATCATCCAGGAACGTGAAGTTCTGATTATTGACACAGTTCAAATCATTCAATCATGGCTGACTGAAGTGAACAGATACGACACAACCATCACATTGGCTGATGGCAAGCTGCAAGCCACATGGTTCAATTACCAGAATATAACTGAAGAAGCAGCATTCACATACACATCCGATGTGCAGAAGGCACCATCATATGGAATAGGCATTCACGCATCCATCGAAGCACAGACTGATTTCATCGAAAATGTTCAGCCATTGTTTGGTGTTGGCATTCATGGTGACATCAAAAAGATGTATATTACTACGAACTACAAGTACAATGGTGACCATTTTGTTGGTGTAACTGTTGGAAGAAAAATTTGGCAAAAATGAGCGTAGACTATTATTATGACCAAGATGATGAGACACGAAAGCAGATTGATGAATTGCTGCATCAGAATGCAATCTTGCAATCCAATCTTGGAATGGACAGCACACCGGAAGAAAAGAAATCAGCAAATGACCAATGGATGGTTCTGGCGATGCAGATTCGTGACCTTGACAGCAAATTCTACCATGAACGCATCATATCGCAGCATCAATGAGAAGCATTAAAGGTGAAATCGTCAACAAGTACATGGAGCATTGGTCACATCTGCCATCATTGTCATTGGCGAAGCTGATATACAAAAAGAACAAATCAGCATTCATTGATATTGAGAATGTGCGCAGTATTATTAGATATTATCGCGGCCAACATGGTGCCGCACAACGGGAAATAGTAAAAGGAACGGAACACGTGACAACGGAAAAAGCACAACAGGCGAAGGCATTGGGCGTGGCAAATCCATTTGGATTGCCAGAAAGTGATGAAGCAGAATGGGAACCATTCATTCTTCCAAAGGCAGCTACAAGGATTTTGTTATTGTCGGACATCCATGTGCCATATCACAACATTGAAGCAGTTAGCAAGGCAATCGAATATGGTAAGCAGCAGAATGTGAATGCTATTGTTTTCAATGGTGACACAGTTGATTGCTATGCTTTGAGTAGATATGAAAGTGACCCAAGAAAGCGAAGATTTGGCGAAGAATTGGAAGCAACAAGGCAGTTGCTGCAAGTGTTCCGGAAGGAATTTGATGGTGTTCCATTCTATTTCAAACTTGGAAACCATGAAGAAAGATACGAAGCATATCTGCGAACTAAGGCACCGGAACTGATTGGCACAGCAAACTTCACGATGGACCAACTGTTGCGATTTGGTGAACTTGGATGTGAATTGATACAGGACAAACGTGTGATAAAAGCAGGCAAGCTGTCCATCATGCATGGCCATGAATTTGGCAGGTCAGTTTTTTCGCCTGTGAATCCTGCACGTGGCTATTACATGAGAGCAAAGGCATCTGTGATATGTGGCCATAACCATCAAACATCAGAGCATTCAGAATCTAATCTGGATGGCAAGGTAGTGACAACATGGTCCACAGGCTGCCTGTCTGAACTACATCCAGGATATATGCCTGTGAACAAATGGAATCATGGTTTCGCTGTCATTCGTGTGGATGACAATGGTGACTTTGAAGTGGACAATCTGCGAATAATAAAAGGCAAAGTAAGGTGATTCAAACAATCGTCAATTTGCTGATTATTTCAATGATTCTGTTGTTGATACTTGTTTTCTGCACCATCATTTTGGCTGTGCTGATTTGGAAAGTTAGCGAAAGGAACAAGGACATTCAAAGTGAAATTGATGCATACCATAACACCTTGGTGAACACGGAAGAAATGTACCTGCACATCATCAAAAATCAGTCAGATGATGATGACACATGGCTTTCCGTTAATTAACTGTTAAATTTATTGCGTTGATTGTCAGCACGTTAACATAAACGTGTGCAATTTCCTGTGCAGTTATTTGGAAGTTATTGACATTATTCCATATATTCGTGGAAACATTTAAAAACACAGAGAAATGAAGATTGTCAATTGTATGAAGACTGAAGAAGCAGCCATTGAACTGCTGAACAGCAACGGATACGAACCATTCAAGAAGAAAGCCAATTGCCATTGCGAATGTGGCGAAACACAGGCGGTGTTGGCCTATTCTGATGATTATGAAAAAGCTGCATTGGTTGGCATTTGTGATGCCTGTGGTGATGATGATGCTTTTTCTGAAGATGTAATTCAATTATAAACCATATAGAGAAAAGAAAAATGGAATACGAATTTCAAACAACAATCGAATCAGCAGATGTTACAATCACATTTGACTATCAGCCAGAAGAATCTATGGTGCTATATTATTCAGATGGCTCTGGATATCCTGGAT